TTATTTAATATATTGTCAGGTTTTTCCCACTTACCAGACTCATCGTGTACAAGTAACTTTAATTTTTCACCATCATAACTATTATCTCCTGTATTTTTCCAGTCAATAGTTGTATCTAATCCTTCTAAATCTATCATTTCGCTTCCGGCTTCAATACTTCTTCTAGTAAATTTAGAAGCTGGAACTCTATATGCTAATTCTGTTTTAGGTCGATCCATACCATCTTGAATCGGTTTAAAAAAGAATGGATAATTTACTGATATAGGCACAACCTTGTCAGTAAACATTTTTTTTGCATCTTGTCCAGTTTTAGATAATATTCCATATCTTGAATCACTAGATATTGTTGCTAGATTTATTACCTCTCCTGAGGCCATAAAAGAGAATCCTGATCTACGGTTTTTAAGATAACAAATTCCATAACATCTGGTATCTGCTTTACAAGCTTCCCAGAATAAGAAGAATAATCTATTGGCTTCTCTAAAATCTGGTGGTCCAACATCAATCTTACTCCACTGTAAATACATATAATGAGTACCAGTAAGATAAGTAGGTTTACCTTTATTATAAAACCAAAAACCTTCTTCACGTTTTTTAAATTCTTCATCAATATATCCAAACCATTTTTCTTTAAAATCTTCTGGATATTCTCTCCAATGAAATACTGTTTTTATTCTACTAAGTGGTTTAGGGTATTCAGTTTTAGTCCATCTATCATTTTCAAATTTATGAACTTTATCTTCTTTAGGTAAAGCTATTTTAAGATTTTGTATCTCATATATTTCACCTATTTTTCCAGTCTTAGATATTACAATTATATCATGTTCTTCATTGTAACCATATTCCCATTTACTATACCTATTCATTCTTTTAAGAATTTTAGGTTTAATATAACCAGGTAATATTTTATATAGCTCTTGTTGATACATTATTTAGACCTCCCCTCTGCAAAACCTTTAAAAACTTTTTCTTTCTTAACTTCTTTAGGTTTATCTTCTAACATATTATTTTCTTCTTCAATTCTATTTAAAATTTCAAAAGCATCGAATATAGCTAATTTTTTAGTAGCTGCAGCATTTTTTAATCTGTCTGCGGAAATATCTGGTCCAAAATCTATAATGGGTTCTTTAGCAACTTTAATTAATTCTTTAACTGCTATGCGCCCAGCTTGGATTATATTTTTCTTCGTTTCCTTGGTATTCATACTTTATAACAATATCATTTGATTTCATACAATATAAGCGCTGTTTATTAATTAAAAATTCCCATTCTCCGTTAGGAGTATAACCAACTAAGTCTCCCTCGTTGATTTCTAGCGCTTCTAAAGAACTATTACCATATTTTAATATACCTATTAAGGAACGTTCTTTATTTAATGTTAGAGAATTAGTATCTTTTATTGGTTGAATAAAGCATCTATCACCAAAAGTATGCCAACCAGTAGAATTTTTATATAAATATACTTGGTCTAATGAACAAAAATATAAATCATTTTTAAACCATGATCTACTTTTTTTCTTCTCTCCACGCATATCATAAAAAGTTCTAAAAATATTTTGATGTACTATTACAATATCACCTTTTTTTATTTTGGTTTTAAAAGCTAAAGGAGTTTTAACTACTTTTGCTAATCTATTAACAAATTTCCAAGATTCAATTTGAGTATTAACGACTACTTTTTTATCACCTACTTGAATTTCATTTTTGTATTTATCACCTAAAGGTTCTATAATAAAATCATATAAACTTTTCATTAATATTCTAAATCATATTCAACTGATATTGCCATATGAGAATTAAATTTTTTCCATGGTAGTACTTCGTTGTTTTTTTTAATATAAATATTATAAGAATTATCAGCCTCTTCAAATAAAATATGAGAAATAATATGACCGCCATACACTTGTTGCCCTAAAGCATAGTGCATAGCGTCATTTTTATAATCAGATCCAATACTGATCTTTCTAATATTATTTGTCACCCTTTTTTTCTTCTTCTTCTTCTTCTTTTTCTATTGGAGTATATTCACCTGTTTGTAGGTTTATATTTACAGGGCCGTATTCTTCTTCTAATTCCTTTTTCAAGTCTTCCATTTCTTTTGAAAAATCTTCAAATACACGTTTAACTCCTTCTTTCTGTACTTCTAATACTCCAATACGATGTAAAGCATCGTTAACTTGAGCCTGTTTAGTAGTTACATTAGATAATTGTTCATCAGTAATTTTATTTACTGTTTTTTCTTCTTTTTTTGTCATAATTTTGATTTAATTTGATTAATATTCTATTTATATAGTTACATATAAATAAATAATTTACGTCTCATTTCTCATTGCTATAAAACCGCCTGCTGTACTAGTGTTTAATACGTAATCTACATATACAGGTAGTACGCTTCCAGCTTGTACATCGTCGAATGTTACTGCATCACCAGCTACTGGTAATAAACTTCTTACATCATCTACGTTGAAAGTAGCATTACCACCCCCACCGCTAATAGTTATAGTATCGTTTAATTTATAACCTGTTCCTGCGGCTACTATAGTTCCTGCTGTTATTGGACCTGGTGCACCACCTCCTACTACAGTAGTAACTGTTAAACCCGAACCATTGCCATCAGTTGTTGTAGCAACTCCTACTGCACCTGTATAACCAGTACCTCCATCATTTAGACTTAAACTAACTACTGTGTTTTGAGCACCTAGTGTTCCGGCTACAATAACAACTGCTGTTTGAGCACCAGTACTGTCACCAACATAAATAGCAGAACCTGCTAAATATGTACCAAGAGTTCCAGTTTGATTCATAAATTCCCATGCAGGAATTCCATCAATGGTAGCTGATCCAGATATTGCTAAAGCTTTTCCAAAATATCCCATTTTAATTTGTTTTTTATTGTTAATTATTATTTTTGTTTATAAATACTAGTTGCCTTTTCAGTTGTGCGTCCGCCGAAATAGGCTAAAACGACGGCCATCATGACCTTTTCAAAAGTATCATTCCATGTACTGTTTATATGAAATGGTATACTTTCTACACTATCTAAAATACCAGCTAGTGAAAATATACATATACACCATACTAATACTAGTGGACGTACATTTTTCGACATCCATGAATCGGACATAGAATCTGCTTCCCACCTAGTTGTGATAGCTTCTAGTTCTTTATTTTGTTGATCATATATTAATTGTTGCAGTTTAATTTTATCTTCTGCACTTACACCAGATTTAGTGATTTCTGCTATAGCTTCTTTTGGTGATGTAACACCTTGTAATATATTACCCAAAGTAGGGTTAATAATAGAAGCAGCACCAAACAATAGTTGTCCAACGGTTGTTTCTTTAAATTTCTTTTTTGCCATTATGATCTTTTATATGCTTCCAGTTCCCATGGAAGATTTTTAGCACCTTCTTTCATTTTAGATCTTGGATAAGTTTTACCTTTCCAATATACATTTTCATTGTCATAATCTAAATCTCCACGCTTCATTTGTTCTATATGGATTTTTTCATGTGCTACAATTTCATCTATTTGATGTGGATCCATATCTTTATTTACAATAATAGTTCCATTATTATTAGCTTTACCTGCAACTCCGTCTTCCATATCAACATGATAGACAGGAATATTATCCGTAGAATACGGAGGATTTAATTTAAAAGCCATATTAATTTTTTGAAGGGAACATTTTATTTAAGATAGTTTTTCTTTTATTACATCCGCAAGGGACATTGGTCGCAGCTGATATAGTATCAACTACAGACTTAATGCCCGTTGCTTTTGTAATATTTTCAATTCTATCGCCAAGTCCTCTTGGTTTCATAGATCAGTGTTATGCAGTAAATGCTACAGATCTCCAATACATTTGAACTGGAGTAGCTGCTTTATCTTTACCTAGTTGAACAGTTGAAGCAACCCCACCAGGATTAGCTGTCATAGCTGATATAACTGCATCATATACTGTATCTCCAGTTGCTATAGTTGGAGCCGCTGCCCCGCCTGAATCAGTTGAAGGAGTACATGTCCATTTTTGAGTTGCTGCATGAGCACCAACACAATGAATATCTAATACATTATTAGCTTGTACAACTATCCCTGTTATATCATCTAGAGGAATAAGTACAGATGACGGTGCATTAGCAATGTCAGTTGCAGTAATTTTAAATTTAATAAATCTTGCCATTTTGTTTTTGTTTTTGTTGTTGTTAATGGTTTTGTTTGACTCGAGTTTTAAACAGTTCTCGTACTGTTATATCTATGATACAGACTCTGTAGGTAATTGAGGACTAGGATTCTTACCACTAGGTTTACTAAGTTCTGTTTGATCTGGCCTTTTATGTAAAGGTGATCCTATTGATCCATGAGTGTGTTTTGACATAAACGATCTATCTCCACTAGCGGTTTTAGCTACTGGATTATCATGAAGTAAATTATATTTTTCTTGCTTATTTGATTCCATGTTTTAGTTATTAATTGTTATTAGTTTTATGCATGATGTTTTTCATCATACTTTAAATCTCCTGCTAATTTAGAAATATGTTTTTCATCAGCAGTTTGATTTTCATCTTTATGTTTACCACCAGCTTTTTGATCATCTAGCACGTCTCTTTTTAAATAATCAATATGTGCAGCATCATCTTTTTCAGATGCTTTATAATCTTCTTTAGTAACTTCTGTGCGAGCGTGATCTGTTGACCATTTTGCGTTACCACTATATTCCCCGTAATGTCCTTTATGTCCCATTATTATTTATTTTAAAATTCATGAATATCACTAACTGCTATCCATTTATTAGTAGTTTTAGATCTTTTATGTGTTATATTACCTTCTTTATCATAATATACCATTGCGTTTTGTTTGTCAAATCCTGGTTTAGAATCAGGATGAAGTTCCTTATAGCGGAAAGTTCCTGGTGTTACTTGATCTTCTGATATAGACTTTGCTAATGCTTCATCAGGAGTTGGTGAGTCATCTTCTGAACCATCTCCTTTTGTTCCATTATCTTTAGATTTAGCTTCGTAGTTTGCATTTTTACATTTTGCTAAAGTTTCTCCTGTTAAACCAGCGCATGGATCTTTAGGTGTTATTGCGCTTTTATAAGCATCACTCGCTGCATCAAAAACTTTAGTCCACATATGTGCAGTAGGTGGATTAGGATCTACCATATCACTAGCATCTACATATCCATGTAAAGGTGATTGCATTTCTATTGCAGAACCTTGAGCCGCATCTTCATCTTCTCTAACTTGAGTATCTTCTTCTTCAGTTCTTTTAGTATTAGTATCAGTATGTGATGCTACCAAATCTTTTCTTTGTCTTTGGAGAT